TCACCCCGCAATCCGGTAGATGCGCTCGCCGCCCTCGGGTTTTTCCGAGGTAAGGGTGAGCCCGAGTTTCTTCTTGAACGCCCCGGCGAAGGTGCCGCGCACCGTGTGCGCCTGCCAGCCGGTGGCTAGACATATCTCACCGATCGTCGCTCCCTCTGGGCGTTTGAGCATGGCAATCACCTCAGCCTGTTTGCTGTTGGCGCGTGTGCGCCGCTGTGCGGACTCGGCGGGTTGTGAGGTATTGTTGCCGGGGCGCGGTACACCAAGTGCATCGTAGCCCTCTGCTGCCACGCACCAGCCCTCACCGTCGCGGGTGATGAGCGCGCGATTGAACAGTGCATCGAGCACTTTGTTGCGCGCGCCGCCCTTGATGTTGTCGGGGAACCATTCGATCTTGCCGTTGGTGTTTAAGACCGCGTGTTCGATGATCTGGCGTTGGCTGTCGGTGAGTTTGATGTCGGTCATTTTGATCTCCTTGGGTTATTTGGTTTGTTGGGATTGCTGGCCTGCGAGGTAGGCAGCTTCGAGGGCTGCCTTGATGCCCCACACCGACACGTCATGGAAATCCAGTCGGTCGCTGTGACGGGTTTCGAGGGTTTCTACAAAAAGGTGCTGCTTGGCGATGTTTTCGAGAATCTGGTTGAGGGCTTGGGCTTTCATGTCGGCGCTCCTTAAACGTTGTGGATTTTTGCGGCCTTGTCGAATCCGACCCAAGCCCCGTTTTGGTCCAAACCGCGCGCGGCGAGTTCTTCGCGGGCTAATCGGTTGAGGTCCAACTCGCCGCGTGCTGCTGCGGCCAGCACCTTGGTCAGGGCTGTCTGGATAAAACCGACTTCGTCGACCGTAAATTCGTTGGTGGTGTAGCTCATGTTCGTTGCTCCGTTGTTGTTGATGACGGTGACATGAACGCTTCATTTCCAGAACCAATCAAGTTGTTTCTGCAGGGGTTTTGATCGTCATGGCGAGTGCCGCTCCGACCCCGTGTCGGTACCCAGGATGTTCAGCTTTGCTCTCCACGCCGGGGTATTGCGACAAGCATCTGCGTGTGACTCGAAGGCAACAGGACGAGCGCCGTGCCTCACCTGCAAGTCGTGGATATGATTCCCGATGGCGCAAGGCGCGTGCCTTGTACTTGAGCCTGCATCCGCTGTGTGCGGCGTGCCAGCGCCATGGCAGGACGGTTGCCGCCTCGGTCGTCGACCACATCGTGCCGCATCGAGGAAACCGTGATCTGTTCTGGGACGAGCGCAACTGGCAGGCGTTGTGCAAACCCTGCCATGATGCCAAAACCGCTCGCGAGGACGGCGGCTTTGGGCGGCCTGTCAAACAAACTGCCAACCGGTAGGGGGGGGTGAAATCCTTGCAGCCTCGCCACGCGGCACCGCCGCTGTGCCCAAATTTTTGTGCGTGCAAAATGAAAAACTTTTTTTTGGGAAACCATGGCCGGACGTAAACCCCTTCCTGTTGCGATCAAGAAGCTTAAAGGTACCTTGCAGAAGTGCCGCACCAATCCGCGCGAGCCGAAGCCCACCGGCGTGCTGTGCGATCCGCCGGAATACATGAGCGAGAGCGCGAAGGAAGCATGGCGCTACGCCATCGAGAATTCACCGCCCGGCTTGCTGTCGGCACTGGACGGTGCGGTGCTGGAGCGCTGGGCGAACTGTTCCGGCATGTATCGCGAGGCGCTGGCCAAGATCAACCGTTCCGGTGTATCCGGCATGTTGATCAAGACGCCCAGCGGTATCTTGCGTCGCTCGCCGTTGATGGACGTGATCCGCGACCTGGCGCTGGAAATGAAGGGATATGAGGCAGAGATGGGTTTCACGCCGGCATCACGCTCCAGGGTTTCCATGCCGGCGGACACCCCCAGGGATGATGACCCCTGGGCGGACATTGCAGGCTGATGGCGGCTCCGAAATTTACAACCATTGCACGGCATTACGCCGAGGCGGTGGTGGCGGGAGAAGTGCCAGCTTGCAAATGGGTGCAACTGGCCTGCCAGCGCCAGCTGAATGATCTGGCCCGTTTCAAGGGTAAAGGCAGTCCGTATCAGTTCAACCCCAAGTTGCTGGATCATAACGGTCGCCCGTTCCACCCGGCAGACAACTTGTGCGCATTCATCGAACGGCTGCCGCATGTGAAGGGGCCGTTGGCCTCCCAACTGATCAGACTGGAGCCGTGGCAGGTGTTCATCCTCTCTACGGTATTTGGTTGGGTCAAACCCGATGGAAAGCGGCGCTTTCGCCGTTCCTACATTGAGGTGCCGCGCGGTAACGCCAAGTCGACGCTCGGCGTGCACACGACCGCCGGGATGCGCGTCACGGCCGACGGCTCAATGCAACTCTCCGCCGTGTTCGCCAGCGTGCGCATCATCTCGAGCCAGTTCGCGAGCCTGCCCTTTCGCCTCTAGGCTAGGAACGCCGAAAGTGCGAACCTGGGTGCGTACCAGGTTCGCAGGTTTGCGCCCCGACCGTAAGAAAAACGGCCAGGGACGAAAACTCAATGCTGGTGCGGACTTGCGGCCGAATTGCCGCCGAAATCAGGAAAATCGGCCAATGGTGACCGTGGAAAAGCCAGTGCCAGCGGGGGGGCGGCTGGTTATGGGGGGCAAAAATGTACAAAACGGTGAGGGTGTGCAAGGGCCTCCGAAACAGGACGCCCTTGGTAACGGATCAGATCACCCGATACACACGCTCGCCAGAGTCGTTGCGTACCAGTGCCACATTCAGCCCAAGGTGTTTCCTGACCATGCCGGAGATCGCACCGCGAACGCTGTGGGCCTGCCAGCCGGTACTGGCCATCATCTGGGCGATGGTCGCGCCGCCGGGGTTGCGCATCACGTCGATGATCGCGGCCAGCTTGGTGCCGGGGCGGATGGCGGGCAGGGTGGCCTCACGTTTCGTGAGGGCGTCGGGGGCGTCCGCTTTCTGGACATTCTTTGGGGCGGGACGCCGCTTGCCGACGGCGGCGTAGCCGTCATCGGTGAGCAGGTGGTGGCCGTCTGTATTGGAGATAAGCCCTCTGGCGAGCAGGCCGTCGATGACTTTGGTGCGGGCGCCACCGCGCAGGGTGGTGGGCAAGGGTTCGATGTTGCCGTCGGTGCGGCTGGCGGCAGCTTTGAGAATGGCGGTCTGGGTGTCGGTGAGTTTGGCTTAGGCGGTCATGACTATCTCCGATGGTTGGTTGGCGTCGTCACTCACTGTCGCCGCCGAAGATCGCCAGCAACTCGTCCAGCCCGGCCTCCACCCGCCCGAGGTCGCCGACGTGGCCCCAATGGATGGCATCGGGGTCGTGACCGAAGTGGTCGTTGGCGAGTTGCTGCAGCCGTTCCAGCTTGGCGCGGATGGCGGCGGTGCGGGCGAGGTAGGCGTCGAGGGCAGTTTGCTTGGCGTTCAT